CAGCAACAAAGATGAAAATATATGCAGAAAAAATATTAAATAATTTGCACGAGGTCAAGGGGGTCAAGGTTGGGTAGCGTTGGGCGGGGGGTATTCTTGGGGGAGTTTCGGATAAAATAAATGTTTTTCGGGTAAATTTTTGGAAATTATTTTAATATCTCACATGGCACATCAAATTACTTGCTTTATTACTTCTTGCGTGATACAATAGACCTATGATACTATATAAAGGAACAATAAGACTATGAACAAACCAGTTTATATTTCAGTACGAGTCGACCGAGCAACAAAGGATAGACTTGAAACCATCAGCGAAGTATTAGGAGTAACCAAGAGTGAAGCAGTGCGCAAGGCTATCCTATATTATTTTGAGAACGCAGAAGAGGATTAACACATGACAATCAGTAACATCATTGGCTTATTACAGACAGCGGTTGGCGTATCATTGGCTATTGGGTTGGGGTATACAGTAAGCAATTGGTTTAAGACACTGGCTACTTCAGCTAAGAATGAACGTGTCAAGTTTGCATTAACCACAGCCAGCCAAGTTGTATTAAAGGCGCAGGAACTTATCGGTAATGGTTCAATACAACAAGCAGACGCCGTATCAAACCTATTGAAGCGTATTAAAGATAATGGGTATGAGAAGTATTTCACAGAAGAACAAGCATTGGCGTATGTTAAACAAGCCTACGCAACGAATAAAGCAAATGGAACGCTAGGTACTGTGAAGCCAAATGTGTCTGATGAGCAATTGAAACAAGCCGAGGCGCTTATTACAAGAACAAACCAAACCGGATTTACTACTACCAAAACACCCGCACAATAAGGAGAAAAATACATGGTTTACAGTAAACACGAGTGGCAAAGCGGTGAATTGATTACGTCAGCTAAATTAAATAATATTGAGAATGGTATATATCACTCAACATTATATAATAATGTTAAAGAGTTTGGCGCTACCGGAGATGGGGCAACAGACGATTCGTCAGCTTTCCAAAAAGCTATTGATGCTGCTTATGCTAATTTTGCTAATTTAGCAAACAAAGAAACCATTACTGGAAGCTTTGAAGTTGATATTCCGAGTGGTGTTTATGAAATAAGCAGTACACTAGTGTTACCTCCGATGGTTAAGTTGAAAGCCATAGGCTTTGTACAATTGAAGTATAACGGCAAGTCAGGAACGTCATGCATTTGGGTTAAACAAAAAGATGATGTTTCAAAATATTCAGATAGTATAGTTTATAAGCAGGGATACACTAGAGGAAACATCATTGACGGCGGTTCGGGCGGTTTAATGATTCTAAGAGATGGTCCAAAAGATTGTATTGGCTTAGCTGTTGGAAATAACACTGATTTAGGTGGAAATTTCCCAGTATCAAGATATTCAATGCAAGGAGTGATGATTACTGGTTTTGATGAGGGTATACACTGGTATGCAATTCATCATTATATTGGGAACTATTACAGTTTTCATTTAGAAGGTAACAACACAAATCTGATGGTTGGCGATGACGATATTGCACTGAATGATTCGAACGAAAATTTTTCCTTTTATTCATCAGTTTTTGCAGCAGCCAAAACAGCAGTTTATACAAAAACTGCTTGGGATATTAATTTTTTTGGTTGTTCATTTGATTTTAATACTGTAGTTTTCAAAGACTCAAGTGATTGGGGAAAAATTAATCTTGTGGGGTGCCATCTCGAGAATAATTATCATGGAATATTGCAAAAAAAACTATCGAATTATACTTATACTCTTACTTTAAAACAATGCAGAATTCTTTTATCAGGCAACAAGCTTTTTGAAGGTAAAGGAAATGTGACGATACGAGACAGTAACTTCATCGAACAGTCTTTCCAAACAATTGACTCGCTTGCAGATGATACGATTTATTTGGAAGAGTCTAACAGTGTATACCAAGATAAGGAAGTTATATTCAAACTTATTGAAACCCTATCAAAAGATGGAAATATGATAAATAGCGACGTATCAGCCTTTCTTCAGTATGGTGAAACTAATGCAAAGCCTCTTTCAAAAACGACCTATAATGGGAAGCCAGCGCTCCTAGTTTCCAGTTCAGGAACTAGTTTTAGTACCAGCATCGGTCTGGGCGTTTTGGAAGATGTACAGCCTTTTAAACATACCATACATGCAGCTATTAAATATGTATGTAATCATAGTTCAGATGATTATAATTTATTTTTTGGCATTGCTGGTAATAATAAGTACAAAGGGTTCAGAGACCAAGTAACATTTTTTTCTAAGACACCAGTGGCTGCTAAAAACGTTGAAACTCTAGCTAGTCAAAAAACAGATTATGACGCGTCTTCTTTTGACACCCAAGGAATTAGACCGTACCTTATGATTAGTACCAAAGACGGTATTGACGCTAGCGATTTTAAATTTTACGTTGAAAATGTCCATATTAAAATTGATTAATCTTCTAGATAATTAGTGGTAGTTATCTAACAAATGACGGATTACCATCATAATAAGTAACTTAGGTTAAATAAAGGATAAAAATATGACATATATAATTAAACAAGATATCGTAGTACCCAATAGATACGTATACAACACAAGCCAATTACAACCCGGCTTTCATCAAATTCATCTACACTCAACTGGCAATCCCAACTCATCTGTACAAAACGAACGAGACTACTTGGCAGGGCATTATAACACAGCTAACTATACACACTTAGTTGGAATTACCAATGGTCAGGTAGATATTCGACAAGTGATGAATACAAACGGTGGTGCATGGGACGTTGGTGGAGATTGGAATTGGGAGACTTGGGGAGCAATTGAGTTTGTCGAGGGTTCTATCAAATCACAAGCTGACTTTAATAAAGCTTATCCAGCGTACATTTGGTTGGCTCGTTACTTGGCAAAACAAGCGGGCATTCCTTATACGATTGATACGCCAAATATTTCCGGTATTAAAACCCACAACTATGCAAGTGCCACAGGTCATGGTTCAGACCACGTAGATCCAATTCAATTCTTGGCTAATTGGGGTGTTAGTCGTGATAAACTGAACCATGATATTGTTTATGGAGTTGGTAATGACAGCTCACCAATCGTTGCACCATCACAACCAGTACCTAATCAGCCCGTCTCATCAGCTATCCAACAATTCAAAAATGCAGGCAATCACTTTACTAACACCAAAACTTTCAAGGTTGATAAAATTGCAAAAGTTAACGGTATCTGGCAGATGATTAACTACAATTTGGCTGGCGGAAAAGACGCTAATTGGACGAACAATGGTATTCCGTTAGATATTGTCGACAATCTGACGCGTGGTATGTCACCAACACAAGTAGGCGATGTGATGAAGTTTAGTCGTGGTTATGACAATGGCACGATTGATAAGTACGACACAGCGACCAATGGGGTTGGTATTGTATTTGGTAAGTACGGTATCATCTGGTTTAACGCAGACGCATTTATTAAATTGTAATTGAATAACGCTAAACAAAAGCTGATTTAATAAATTGGCTTTTTTATTTTGAAAAAGTGTTGACAATCAATATATGACGTGTTACAATTAATACATAAGTTAAAGGAGGTCACAAAAGATGACAAAATATATAGCTTACATGGTAGAATTTGACAGTATTACTTATTATGTGGATACTATTGATATGCAACTCACTGCTAGTAATTTCACATTAACACGCCAATACACAGGTAATCATTATGACCCAGCCTATCTCAAACGCCAAGCTTCGTTTAAGGTTAAACGATTGATATTTGGCAGATTAAGCAAAACATTTAAAAGCGTTAAAGTGTTTGCAATTAGAGATGATGGCACACAGGAGCAATTATAATGCGAGAGATTAAGTTTAGAGCGTGGAATATTATTGTAGAGCGTTATTATTACAATATTCAAAATGTTCATGATGAAGAAATTACTGACAGTTTTCAAAACATTTTAGATAATTACGAACTAATTGTTGAACAATACACAGGTCTCAAAGACAAAAACGGTGTTGATATTTATGAGGGCGATATTATAGATACTCATTGGGGTAATGAAGAAAATAGATTGGTTAAATATGATAATGAAATGGGGTTCTATCTAACTCCAGACCAAGACCAGTATTACTGGACTGTTGCTTATAGAGGTAAGTATGAAGTCATTGGTAACATTCACGAAAACGCAGATTTATTGGAGGTAAACTAATGTTATACGAACACAATTTACCACTAACACAACCATATAACGAAAAACAAGCCAAGCAAAAACAGAGATTTGATGAGTCATTTAAGCGATTACGACAAAAACAGAAAGCTACGATTGACAAACGTTTATCAAGAATACTCGAATATATCAATCATACAAACGAAAAGGATATTCAAGTTATCGCTTATCACATTGGCATATCTATGTCAACCATTAGAGCAGATATGAAGAGGTTACATTTAGAAATTGAAAGGGGTAAATTGGTATGAGTAAAGTTAGACGTGAGAGACATAAAAATTTAGTTTTTTGGCGTCAAATAGGGAAAACCCTTAATAAAGTTGAAACCCACCATAATATACCAAGATGGAGACAGCGGGAAAAGGCAGAAGACGAGAGGATTTTTAAAAAATGAGTAAAACAGACCGTATATTATCCCTCATCACCGAACTACAAACGGGTAAATATGTACTAGTTAAGGAGCACAGGGATAAATACCAATTAAGTGAAAGCACAGCCCAGCGAGACTTTAGATATGCCATTGATTATTTAAATAAACTTGGCGGGTCAGTTAAGATGGGTCGGGATATGGATAAGAATGTTAGATATTGGAGTGAGTGATGAAAACATTAAATGTATACAGCTACGACATCAAAGGTAGATCGCCAAAGTTTAGAGAGTTAGAGCTTTGGGAGATTGAGCGAGATAACCTTGGCTTGTTAGGTATTCAAGACACTTTCAAATCTGATTTTGATTATGTTAGTCCAGATTGTATTTTGGATTATTTGTATAATCAACAAGGAACTTTCATGGGTAATATTTGGACGTATACCCTTGACGAAATAAAAGAAATTTTAAATAATACTTGATAATCATAATATGACGTGTTACAATTAATTCATAAATTAAAGGAGAACAATTGTGGACTTAGTAGATAAAAAAGTATTTGTAATAGCTACCCGCAAATTAAATAACGACTCGTGGGAAACTTCTGGAGCAACGTACGGCAACTTAGTAGATGCAAACGCAACAGCCGATGGATTAGCCAAAGTATTCAGTGGAGAAGTGAAAGTGTTTGTATTTGACAGAGCACGTGAGGTTATAAATGTAGAAATGAATTATAAGGAGCCAGATAGATGATTGATAAGTTAAATGAGGACAGCGATTTATTAGTATCAGATCCCATATACAAGCCAAGTCATTACCAACTAGAAGACGGCACACAAGTAAAAGACCATATCACAAGTTTAACAGCTCACATGTCAGGGGTTAGGGCTTGGGCAACAGGTAACGCAATCAAATACTTGGCTCGTGCTGGTCGTAAAGATGACATGGTTAAGGACTTGAAAAAAGCACAAGAAAATATTCAAATTATTATTGATGATGTCGAAAAGGAGAACAACTAATGAAAATTACATTAAAAAATAACTATGGTAAAGTAAAGCGGGTTAAGATTGGTCTATCATGGACTTTCTTATTCTTTGGCTTCTTCGTCCCACTATTCCGAGGTGATATGAAAAATTTTATGATTGGATTAGCTATTGATATTTTAGGCGGTCTAGTAAGTATTGGTATCATTACACTGGTATATCATATTTACATGTTTATCAAGTACAACGATGACTATTTGCAAGAATTATACCGACAGGGCTATCACGGACAAGCAAAGGAATAGTTTTAAATGTTGGCACTAGATGAAAAGAAAATCCGCAAAGGAAAGCCGGTTGGACTTCCTTATGTTGGCAGCAAAAAGAAAATTAGCAAAAAGATTGTAGAAATAATTAAGCAGAATTTTGGAACCGATAAGACAGTTTATGATGTGTTTGGTGGTGGTGGTGCAATTACTGCTGAACTGATGATTAACGGCATTGACGTTGTTTATAATGACTTAGATAAAACAATTACTGATATGTTTAACCGTGTTTTAAGCCAAGATAGAGAATGGATAAAAACGTTAATTGTTAATCGTGATGAGTTTATTGCAATCAGAGAAAAAGAAATCAAAACGGTTGATGACGAATTGAAGTTGTTAGTCAATAGTTTTGGCAATAATCGAAAAGACTATTTATACGCAAAAGACATAAGTGATATTAAATATAATCTAGCCGTTGATATAATTAAAAAAGATAATGTTTTTTCAGGATACAAACAAACAGAAACTTATAAAAGTTTTTTAAAAAATAATCATGAGCGATTACAACGATTACAACAATTACAACAATTACAACAATTAGAACGATTACAACAATTAGAACAATTACCAAAAACAATAAATAAAGACTATAAATATTTTTCGAATGTCAAAAATAGTATTTTATATCTAGATCCACCCTATGAAAACTCTGATACACGTAAATATAATTCGCAAATTGATTATCAAGAATTTTATGATTGGGCTTATGAAATGTCAAAAAATAATGTTGTATTGTTATCAAGCTATGAAGTTTCAGGCGATGGATTTGAATGCGTTTATGAATTTAAAAACGCCAGAAGTACAATGGCTGGTGGTGATCGTGGTAAAAGAACAGAAAAGTTGTTTATGGTGAAAGGATAAAACATGACAAATTACAACGTTACAATTAAAGAAATTACGAGTACAACCGCAGGACAAGGCTTCACAATCGGTCAGGGTGGGGTTATCTCAATTGAATTTAATCCTACATTGGCAAGTAGTATCACCCGTCAATTACCAAAAGGAGATTTTTACCTGATTAAGTTCACAGATGAAAATAAATTCATGTATGTCCCTAGCACTCGATTTAAGGCTACCTTTACTACTTCTGTTATAGTTGAACCAGAACCAATTGAAAGTACCTCAAACAGCCAATCAGAGACATCTAGCCCTATTAACGACTCAACAAGCCACAGTGAAACTAGTGAGTCAACGTCTAGCTTATCAACTAGTCAAAGTATAAGCGAACAACCAACCTTAGATTTAAGAGGTAAAAATAATGGATAATCAATCAAAAGAAAAACTAAATCAACTGCTAGTAAAAATTATTTTATTCTTCGTACTAGTTGCCATTATTGCCTTACCTATTTGGCTATTTACAATCTTTGCTAGTATTGTATTCTCTATCTTAGTGTTTGCCGTTGAAATGGTTGTATCATTAGGTATTGTATTAGGATATAACAATTAGTCCTGTGAAAGGGGCTTTTTTTATTGCATATTTTATGATATAATATTAGTACACAAAATAAGCGAATGGAAACATAATAATGGCATGGGCTCTGGATATAATCGTAACAACACTTCACAATTCACACATTTTTATCGCAATTATATATGCCAGTTTTATTGATATATTTTTAGGTATTATTAAAGCGGTTGTATCTAAGTCATTAAATTCTACTATTAGCTCTTATGGCTTATTAAAACATTGTTTACTTATTTTAATCCCACCACTGACAGTACCAATATTTTTTGCATTGGGATATGGCGACTATTGGAGCGTATTTGAAACCCTTGTATTATTTACACAAGCACTTAGTTTGGCAGAGAATTGGATCGCATTAGGATTACCTTTCCCCGAAGCAATTGCCAAGTATTTAGATAACGAGAAAAAAGAATTAGTTAAACAATCAGACGAACCAAAGAAATAGGTTGTATTTTTTTATTTGGTGTGATACAATGGTTATACAAACTTAATTAAAAGGACGAACCAACATGAAATTTACGTACACAGAACACTTGGGATTTGATGAAAATAACCAACCAATTACAAATGATTACAAGTTTTTACGGACAATCAATACCGAGAAAATCTTCAAAGATGAAACTGGTGATGAATTTAACGCGCAATTGGGTGAAGTTGTAAGTCGATTGGCTAGTTTCGAACAGGACCCCACAGACCCTCAAAAAGCCAGTGAAATTACTTCATTACAGTTTATTGAGACCCGCCATGATGTTTTGAAATTCTTGTATGCCCAGACAGTTGATGGCGTATTAGTACAAAATGAAGATACACGCAAAGAATATGAAGAGTTAGATTTGCCAGAGGGTGTATTATTCAATCAATTTCTTGCTAAGCTCACAGGTCAAAAGTAAACATACAAATGATGAAGGTGGAAATAAATATTACTTAATTTATAGGATAATAGCCTTTCTAATGCACCTTAATCAACCGCTAAGCGAGATATTAACCCTTGATATAAACGAAGCGAGTGAGATTATCCGCCAGTATCAAAAATTAACTGCTACTAAATCAAAACAAAGTAAGCCAAAGGGTCTGCCAAAGATTGATTATAGCCAACAAAAAAAGCCAGATGATTGATTTCATAAGGCTTTTTTATTTAGTCTGGAACTGCACCTAACCACTCTGGGTCTGCTGATGTTGATGTATTCCCACTCCCTCTCAAAGGCGTACGAGCACTAATTGGACTAGCACTGTATATTGATGAAGCAACGCCTGTACGTGAATGAATAGCCAGAGTCCATGTATAAGGGTTCCCATCAAAAGGAGCACCAGATACATAAAATACATTGTCATAGCCGTTGATGTCTGGATTGGCCCACGTTGGCATTTTTTCGATTAATTGTGTAGTACCTTTGCCGTAGTCTTGTGTACCAGATGAGGAAATATATCCGGCTTTGATAACATTCCCACTACGAACGATATTCAATTTTCTACCATATCCAAACGTAACAAATCCAGTACGGAAATAAGCATCGATATTTATAAGTGTCCATGTGCCGGTACTGGAAGCGGGGAAAGTTGCTGATGACGTATGTGATATATTGGCTTTTAATATAGCATTCTTTAAATAACCATTATCGGTATTACTACCATTTAACGAGTTTACCCTAACTACATCACCTGCGTTATATTGTATATTAGGTTTCCATTTAGGATAAATACCAGCTGTGACTTGATTGGCAAATGATACCGAATTTGTCCCGTTAACCAGCCAAATAGGGATATTGGCTTTTGTATCGCCTTTATTCAAATCGCCAGATGGACTAGTGAAAAATCCCACCGTGTACTGGTTATTTTGAACTATTTCTCCATCTTGGTTTTGTTGTGTTAAGTCAGCAATTAAACCCAAATATTGTGTACCTGTTGTGGATGTTGGCGTATATGTTGTAGTGGAGGTTAGTTCGAATAGTCTTCCTTGAATTAAAGCCTTACCCGCCGTAACTTGTACTGCTCCGTTTATCAATGTGGGTACTAATCCTGTGATAATTCTATTCCCAATACCACTAAAAACAGCTGCATCAGCGCTTGGAGATACGTTCATATAATCTGATTGGTATACTAATTCTGTATTTGCTAATGTCATGTTTTATACCTTTCTTAAATCAAGTCTTGTAATTTGTATAAGTAAAATTCAAACGGTATAGATGTGCCTGTACCACTTGCTACAGAAACAGTCACAGTATTGGCGTTTAATATGGTTTGAATGGTACTATATACAGAGAGTAAATTATCCCAATACTTTGAGGCTGGGAAACCTTTATTTAGTAGCGTAAATGTATCCAAGTTATCTAGCGAGTAGCCAATCATATCACTAGAAATTTGAAGAGGTACGTTAGTTTGGCTTGTTGTTAGAGTAACCGATAAACCATTTGGGGCCGTTAAAGTTACGTTTACCGGGGTTGTTTGTGGTGGTATATTGATGATAAAACCGTTATAACCATCTGTTTTAACTTCGTCTGTGATGATTTGATAACCGTATTTATACGTGTTTATATCCCCTAGATAAGTCACATCAACAATAGCTATATCAGCATAAGGTTGGTTATCCAAATTACCGTGATGATAATATTTATAGGTGTATTTTTTAGTCCCACCAGTATAAGGATAAACGGTTGCACTTGTACGTTTAATAGGCGATTGCCACCTACCAGCCAACTCTAGTGTTAATTCTGCTTGTACACCATTCACATAAGGGTTTTCTATAAAGTCAATTGTTTTAATCTTGGCTTGTTTACTAAATATTAAATCTGGGTCGTTTGTATTAGCCACAGAAATTTGATTAATTGAGTTTTGGTTTTTAGCTATCCATTGCGCACGAGCTTGTCTACCATTATCATAATCAGACATAAAAGTCAAGACTAATTTAACATCATAAGACGAATACATAAGCGATATATTAGTGGCTGATGTAAAAATAGAGTTTTCACTTGGATTTAAACTATCAAAGCCAGACATATCTAAATACTCATATCCGACATTACTTGGGTCACTAGAGTAGATAGTTCCCTCATTATTTTTTAAGTAAATTGTTCTAGTATCTGACATTTCTAGTCTCCAAATGTAATATCGTCATTATCCCCAACAATAGCCTGATTAGTCGTGAAATTTATCTCTCGCAATTGGCTAGTAACAATAGTATCCTCTAAATTAGCCAATCTAATATACTGACCAATGAAAGGACTATCCCGCTGACCAATAAATAAGGGAGAACCATCTAATCTCATAACCATTTGAGACCTGATAGCATAAATACTCGTTTTTAATAGGCTGGTCGCACTCTCCACCAATTCAGACAGAGTATTGTTCTGAAGACTCGCATAAGCCACACGAGGGGTTGCTCCAATATTAATAATTCCGTTCGTAGGCACTTTGCTTGTTACAACATTGAAGTTTTCATCTAAGTAGGCATAATACCCAAACATAGAGCCATCTTCCAAATAACCAAATACCATTGATGTCTCACTATCTGCGTTTCGTGATTGTTGAACATACTCCAAAACGTTTGTGGTTTTTAAATCAATAAAATAGTTGGGATTATCAGTGTTATTCTTAGCTGAACCAGTAACTACCACTCGAGGACTTGTTTCACCAATATAATAAGTAAATTGTATATTCCACGCACCATGTAAGCGAGCAATAAAATTCTTAAATATAGTATCAATCGTACTTTCTGTATTATCCGAGTAGTTAGATGTTTTTGTAATATCCGAACTAATCGACATGGACCCATTATTTTTTATATATGGGTTATTACCAGTTAAGAAGTTCCATACACTCATAATAGCATTAGCCAAGTTAACCTGTGGCAAGTAAGAACCTTTTGGTATATACACGTTTTCACTTAAATTCATAATAGGAGCAAAGCGATAGGTTTCATCGTTAATCTTACTCAAAAACATAATCCCAATTGCTTCATTGGCTGGTCGTGAATAATTAGCGCTAATTACATATCCATTTTCCATATTGGTTGCGTCCATTATAATATCGTTTTGTCGAGGATAGTAACCAAGTTGGTTGGGTTCTGTTAAAAAGACGACATCAATAAAACGTGTGCCATCTAACTTTAGAACATCATTTTTTATTAATACATTCATTGTGTAATATTCCCATGTAGCGTCTGTTGAACGTTGCATGATTGTAACAGCTTTTCCAGTCTTTTTCATACTACGATTATATCACATTTTAGACAATAAAAAAAGCACCTTTTTAATTAGTGCTTAATCCAACTCTACGCAATTCACGTTTAATTTGAGGTACAACCAAGTCAGGGTTAGAACCATTGACATTAATCGTAACTTGATTAGATGTGGTTGATGTAGATGTTCCAGCAGTAGCCAATGAACCACCAGCCAATCCGACACTTGGAAGCGATATATTACTCATCGAACTAGTTAATTGGTCTTTTAATGTTTGTGCATGACGACTAATAAATCCATCTTGGCTTGTCATACCAACCGCAATACCTTGAGGGATAAACTTACCGACCATATCTCTCATCACACGACTTGGCGAATGAATACCAAGTAATGAACGTATTTTCTTTGGTATCATATCAGTAAGAGCACCAATGGCAGATGTAACTGATTTCCATGCTCCTTTGATACCACTAGCAATGCCGTCAACAATATTTTTACCAATGTCAGCAACATTTCCAATGGCTTTACTAATGGCATTAAACACGCCAGAGAAGTGACTACCAATTTTACCAGCTACGCCAGATACTGATTTGATAATTCCCGAGACCATTCCGCCAGCAAATCCAATAATACTACGGAATGTATTGGCTATTCCACGACCGACCCCACCTAAGCCAGAACCCATAATTCTAAATCCATTAGCAATATTATTAAATACACCAGATAGTGAGCTAAATAGTCGTGAACCAAAACCGATTATTCCACTAAATACACTACTTACAACCTTACTAACAACCCCTAATATACCATTAAACCCAGCAAATTGTCCCATCAATTGACCAATAAAACCAGCCACAGTGACAAATATAGGAGCCAAGGCTTGAATAACAGAACCAACAAATTGAATTACAGGTGTCAATACCCTAGCTACACCAGCCAAAACATTAAATGCGGTGGTTAATGCTCCCATCACACCCGATACAAACCCACCTAAGAATGCACCTAATATTTGGAACACAGGCATAAGGCTTGAAGCAATTACATTGACAATTGGTTGAATAGCGTTCCATAAGTTGACAAATGCTGTTAATAATGGTTGTATAGCAGGAGTTACATAACCCAAGAATGTTTGGAACCCAGCTTGTAACGCTGGTAATATGGCTTGTGCTAAATTAGTCAAAGCGCTAAAGTCCATAGTACCTAATATGCCACTGATTGTTGTTGAAATGGTGGTAAACAATGTTTGAATCTGATTACCACTACTAGTTAAGCTACCAATGATACCAGATATGCCAGAAAATGCTTGTGTAATAACTGGAGCAAGACCACTAAATGATTGGGCTATCATACCACCAAATTGCCCCAGAAAACCAATTACGCCTGACAAAGCGTTAGTGATGCCCGGTACCGCATTAGCAATTGCTGTCATTCCATCTGTTATTGGCTGTTTAAACTTATTAACAAAATCAAGACCAGCTGTGACAAAAGAAGCCTGTAAATTACCAAATGCCCCCTCGAAAGTATCTGTTGAGGTAGCAGCTTGCTTAGCCACGTCTGTCATTCCAAGTTGCATAATGGCTTTGTTAAACTCATCGGCTGTGATTTGCCCATTAGCCATTGCGTCACGGAAATTACCAGTAAAAGCGCCGTTCTTTTTCATGGCTTCTTGCAATTTTCCAGAGGCACCAGGGATAGCGTCCGCCAATTGGTTCCAGTTTTCAGTGGTTAACTTACCCGCTCCAGCTGTTTGGGTTAATACCATAGCTACTGATTTGAAAGTATCAGCATTACCACCAGCCACAGCGTTAAGGTTTCCAGACGCTTGTACTAGTTGTCCATAGTTTTTAACACCATTGGCACCAAGTTGAGCAGTTGTATTAAGTACGTCTGTTAAATCATAAACAGTATCATCAGCATATTTCTTTGAAGCGGTAGTTAGTTTGGCGATTTCTCCACTACTTTTCCCAGCAAATTTCATCGTTGACTGGAACTTTTGAATACCATCACTTGCGGTTATAATATCCTGACCAACACCTTCAAATGCTTTACCTAAAACAGATGCAAAGGCAGTAACAGCGGAAGTAGCCAATGAACCTAAAAATGAGCCGAGTGCAATTTTCCCAACACCTAATGAGTGACTAGCTTTATCTGCAGATGTGGAAATTTCATCTAATCCGCCAGTTTTTGCGTTTGCTAATTCAGCTTTTAATTTTACCGCTTGACTTTCCGTGGTTTCTATGTCTCGGGTAAGTTTTTGAGCCTTAACACTGTTTGCGTCAAACCCCGGACTAGCTTGCATACTTGCCAATTGGCTTTTTAAGGACTTACTTTTATTTTGTGTGGCAGTTAATTGGTTCTCTAAAACACTAATATTCTTATTTAAAATACTAGTATCGCCTGTTAATTTGAATGCACTATTTAAGTTACGTGATTGACTGGCCAATGCACGAATGTCGCCATTGATTTGGGAAATAGATTTAGTAACAGAGTCAACATCTGCCCCAATCTTTAATAAGTATGATGAACTAGTAGCCATTTAAAAGCTCCTTTTGATGGATTACCCAGCTAGTGAGTAAAAAAACGTCTTAGAATGCCGTATAGACACCCCTTTATTCTACTTATTATATCATATTTTAGGCAATATAAAAAGCCCTAAACAAATGAATGTCAAGGACTTAATATTAACCATTAGACACCAAGTGACTTAAAATCAGCTGGCTTCAAAATCTTAGTTTTGTATGTGTCAAATACGGCGGAGTTTTCGCTTGTTCGAGTGATAATAAATTGCTTAACAACACCCTCACCAAAGTCAAAACCATCAACGTTCAAAGTACGAGAGTAGACTTTAGGATTGATTTCGTCCTCATCTTCGTCATCGCTTTCAGTATATGCACCAGATGTTACGCCATAATATACTTCTAGTTTCTTAGTAACAGTTCCCTCATCGTCTTGTACGTCCAAAATGCGTTGAACAGAAAACTTAGGATACTTGCCATTATCAGTAAATCCTGTTGAACTAGCCAAATAACCCATTTGTTTCATTTCATCTGGCGTATATTGTAAGTTGTCTTGGTCGATAGTTAGAGTTTTAGCGTTAAGCAAAGTCATGTGTGTTTGAGCGTCTGCATAAATCTTTTTACTATCTTGGTCAACAGATGGACTAAACTTTTGTACACCAGTTGAATAGGTAACTGCTCCAGTACCATCACCACTCAAACCATAAGTGACCTCTTGCGTACCATGTGTAATTTGTCGTGTATCATATGCCATGTTTTTATTATCCTCACGTGAGTTTTATATCTTATGTGTATTATATCATATCATTTAACAGATGTCAAAAATGATTTTCCTAATTGTCTTCTATACTGATTGAAAAAACCAGCATTAGTTCCCCGTTTATTTTGCGCATTGACAACTTGCATAAAAGCTGTTCCCTCTTTTCGATAATCATGAGTGGGATAAACAACCGAGTAATATTTTCCATGTTTAACCGATACGCCACTAACCATTTGGCCCGTTTTACCTTTAGGGGCCATAGCACGCCATATACCCAAACCTGAGTTAGATTGTGAAGAGGCTTGTTGTGCTGTTTTATCTCGCTTTTCTAACACTTTGGCGATTGCAAATTTTTTAGTACCGTTCGCAATATCAACTATTGAATTAACTCTCTTAACCATTAGAGAATCACCACATCTTTTGTATACTGGACTAACGTATTAAGGTTTTCATCAATCGCAATTTCAGAGACTTGTGTATAACCTAAATCCGCCAACTCTTCTGAATTATCTACTGTGGCATATACATTTAAAGTAACTCGCCAATAATGAGGTCTTTTGTCTGCTGTTCCCTTAGTAGTGAGATAATTTATAATTGCCGAGGTGTTATCAATCGTTTCTAAGTCTGCTTTTTGTCCGTACCAACTAACACTAGTAAATTTGTCCGCCAGTTCATTTTGATACTTGGTTAATTTAGTTTTAAAATCAGCCATTATCGATTACCTCCTGAACCAATTTCTAATTTAATACCATTTATACCGCTCTCTTGTTTGTCGAGAATGATGTAACTTTTTCCCTTAATGGTAACGGCGTCAAATTCCCCAAACGTATCAACATTACCGTGAATAACAAGATTATACATCAATCGTTTATTAGTGTTGATTTGATACCAGTTTTTAGCGACAATTCTTGGTTGTTCTAATCTGCCATTAACGGTCTTGGTTAGTTCCGTATTACCTAGCTTATTGAATAATTTGGCACTTACAATTCTCATTCTTGCCACCACCTGAAATATTCTTCTAAGTCTGACATTTTAGAGTCATGATATTGCCAAAGTGCGGGAGTTAAAGTGTCACCAAAAATACCAATATAAATAACCTCTTTAGCATATTCATATAGATTTTTATTAGTTGTATCAATTGTAAGTGTTGGGTTTAAGCGCTGTGCTCTATTGATAGCTGAATTTTCTAACTCCTCAATAGTTCCAGACCAATCAGAATATGTATTGTCATCAACGTTTAAATATTTTTGATAATTAAAAGTAGTCATAATAGTCAGTTTCCTTTCAATAAATTATAACATAAAAAAAAGACTATTTCTAGTCTTAAATTTGATTATAAATACTATGCCGTAACAGAAGCAGACAATGCACGATTAGCTGCCAACAATGAACCAGCCACATAAGCACGACTTTCAACATATTGTGCGTTTTGTTGGATTACGAATGAGCCAAGTGTTTCAACTCCAGAACCTTGGAAGCCAATTAGGTACGAATTAATGTCAACAATGATATAAGGGATTTCAACCTTAGAACCATCTGCATCTAACACATCAGTAGGAACCATTGCTTTAGCACCGAATGTGGTTTGCCCTAACAAGATAGCAGCACTCACAGCACCATCACCGCTTGCCAACTTGGCATTAGCTGCGTTTGATAGGAAGATAACCTTTTGAGAACCCTTAACCTTAGCAAAGTCAGAAATGATGGCTTGGCGCAAGTCGTCACCAGTATATGCCTTTGGTAGCTTTGTACCTGCTAATGTCAATTCGTCAGCCAAGATAGGATAAACCGCTGTAAATGGTGTACGGTCTTCGTTAACAACTCCACCACGCAAAATGGCTTGTCCCAAACGTTCGATAACATAGGCTGGCAATTCACGCATTAGCCAATCAACCAAAGCGCCACCCTTTAAGAATGTCATATGGTCAAGACGTTGCAACTTGTAAATAGCCATAGGAACCAAGTTACGGATTTTGAATTGCGTCTGTTGAACAGTCTTATCTGCCAAACGCTTATGACCCAAAGCCCCAACGGTGTTCTTAGGTTCGATTACAATTGAACCGGCTTCGATATTAAATACAGGCTTGAATTGAGAAAATACGACATCTTCTTCAACGGCTGTTTCAATAGCTGAGACAATTTTAAGCGGTACCAAGTCGGCTTCGTTAACGTCTTGTGTAATTACGCCAGCGTTATCCAACTTTTCGAGCCATTGCTTTTGAAAGTCTTTTCCGTTATTACCCGCTCCAAATGCCAAAGTAGCATAATCAGAAACGGCTTTATTACTCTTCAAATACGATTGTAATTCCATGATAATATTTTCCTCACGTGAGTTTTCTAGATTAGTGTTAGTATATCACAATAATTATTCTTTGTCAAACTTTTTCAAGATTTTTCCGAGTCGTAATGCTTGCATATTATCTGATACGCTCAACTTTTTAACAAAACTAACCAATTCATCAACGGACTCTGTTGCATTGTCAGGTTGTGAGTCATCTGGATTGTCTGGATTATCTTTTGGTTCTTGTGACTTGATGAAGTCTCCTAAGTCCTTTTTTACGTCAGCAATTGCGACTAATACGTCTTGAATCGTTGGTTGCTTGTCGTCTGTTGGTGTTGCTACGGGTTCTTGGTCTGCCATTGTAATATTCTCCTGTTTAATAATTTCTAGGCTTTGTGTAATAGTTGCTTTTGGGTCTGCTGGTACTGGTGTTACTGACAACTCCAATAAATCAATATCATCAATATTGTTGTTTTCGTCAATTTCTCCAACTCCAAACCCAATTGAGACGGATAGAACACCGGCGTGAATCCCATCTAGAATTTGTTGACGATTAGAAACGCTTTCGAAGATAGAACCTGAATAAGCCAATCCATTTTCATCAACTGAAGTCATCGTTGCTTCCCCAATTGGCATACTAGACCAGTCGTGTGATAAAAGCAATGGCACTTTTTTACCTATCACTTTTTTACCAGCTTCTTGGGTTACTGTAATACCGGAACGAGTGCGGGTTAGAGAATTAGCCACGCCCTTAATAATTCCGTCATTCGTTTCCGTCTGTGCTTGTGTTATCAACGTTGCTTGTGTTTGCATTAGCCGTGCTCCCTGTTTGTAATAAGGCATTAACTTCTGGATTGTTAAGTGCCACAGCATTTTTGTTACTAAATATAATCTGACCTAGTCCATCTGGATATGCTTCGAGACCTAAGTTTTCACGCAAATCATCATTGACCGTAGTTCCCGTATAAAGTGTTTCCTTGGCGAATGTCGTGAAGCTCTCTAATGTGGCAAATTGAACCAAGTCAAGTATGAGCTTGATACGTGAACCAGCAATATATGAATTATAGTCAAATAATTCTGCATTAAGTAGTTCTTCGAATGCCCCCATCAACGGTCTTAATTGACTTGCGTAGAAAGCTCGATACTCTTCTTCGGTATATGAGCCATCAAGTAATTTAGATGATATGTGGAGCTGTTCATAAATCAAAGCTCGTAAATCAGCCAATGCGGTTCCGTCTGGATTTGTAAGATTTGCGTGGTCTTTAGTACTTTCGTTCGTGTTAGTTAAGAATGAGCCAAATCGTTTAATCTGATTGTTTACCGCTGTCAATCGTGGATTACTTTTATTTTGAAAATCGACTGATTGGTTCTCATAACCGTTAATGTTTTCATTTTCTTTTCTAACGTCATTAGCCTTGATAGAACTTTGAATTTCTAAAACGTTTGAACTCTGTTTCGTACTTAAAATATCAATTAAGTTAGCATATTTATCTAACAAAGTGCTTGGCCGTTGTAACTTTAGTTGTGGATATTCATAAACCTTAAAACCTTGTTTGTCTGGTTGTGTCGAATAAATCTCAATACTGGTTGGAGCTTTAGCATTAGGAGCAAAGTAAACCTTATAATAAACTCTGCCAAATT